GCTTCACCATGTCCCCCGAAGGAGACGCGAACGGCAGGCACTCCCGATGCCTTCGTCTCTTATACACCATCCGAAGGGACGTGTGTCAAACCATCGTCAAAATCCCCTGTGGAACGGATTCCCTTTGATCCTCGGGTGCTCGATACCGTGCTTCTTGAGGTAGCGGTCAACCGTTGCGCCGCCGACCCCAAATATCTTCGCGATACGCCGGATCGGAATCCCCTCGGCCGCCAACTCGCGAAGGATCTCGGGATCGAGCTTGCCCTTGACGATGTTGTTCCGGCCGCTGTTGTAGCCGAACCCTTTGAGCTTGTGTGCCATGCAGGGAGGGACATGCGGTGTGATGATCTCAAGAAACCTCTCAGCGGTGTCCTCGCGTTCCATGTGGAAAGCTCCCGTCTCCCGACCTTCCATCTCCTTCACAGGTTGCCATCTCGGCTTGAGTCCGAACTTCTCGAAGATGGCCCACGCGACTTTGCGGCTCTCCACATCAGCGCCGAATGTGAGATCAGGCCACCATGCAACACCCCCATCGTCGAGGTACCAGATCGTGAGTGCGAACTCGTCCACGTGATCTACGATCTCAGGGACCAGGCGCTTCCAGCCTCGGTCTCGACGCTCGTAAAAGAGGACCTGCCAGTCATTCAAGAGAGCGTGCGCCACGGTGTTGAATCGCCACGAACGATAGGTCCTCTCGTCCTTCACCTTATCCACGGGTTTGGGCTCCATCTGGACCCAGGAACCCCACTGAGCGATTTTCCACTCAAGGTAAGCCTTCTGACTCTCCTCGTGGTTCTCCGTGTAGTGAGTCGCGTGGACCCTGTAGACAAGCCTCCCATCGCCCAGCATCGAGCCGACCAGAAGTGACTTGAGACGGCCCTCTATCGGGGGCACGTCGTAACGCTCCCATCGATGGAGTGTTCGAATACCGAACCGCTTACGCCACGATCGGACGCGTTTGACCGTCGCTTCCTTGCCGATTCGCTCGACAATCTGCTCATCGGTCAGCTTCTCGACCAAATATAGCTGTTCCAGCTCTTGTATAGGGATGGGGCATGGGATAGCACGCATGGGTCTCTATGTATCCTACCGCGCCCCAGTATGCTCCACAACCAAAAGAAAACCCCCGCTCCGAAGAGCAGGGGTTCCTTGTGATTCAGCGTCTCAGCCCACGCTAGCGGGTCACGGTGAGGCGAGTCAACCCGCGCGGGTTATACGCACCTATACCGAGATTTTCAAAAACGCTGAATCCGATGGTCCGAGCCTTCGGATCATCCGCCGACAGTACGGTGAGTTCCGTACGGACGGGGATTCTGCCGAACATCTCGGGCTCGCAGCAGACATACACCGTGCCCGCGGGCACGATACGCGAGGTGATCACCTGGGCTCCCCAGAGGGTTGCCTGGAGACCAGTCTTCAGCAGGGTGGCCTGGCTTTCGATATCGAGGATATCTCGGCCAAACTTCCTGATGTCGGCATAGTCCCGCGCATTCATGTACACGCGAGCGACCCTGAGGTCGTGGCGCTCGATGAGTGCGAAGGCGTCTGCCAACACTGCACCCGAAATGGGAGCGACAACCGGGATGTCCGGGTTGGTTCCGCCCGCGATGCTGTCGAAACCGTTGGTCGCGATTGCATCGAGAACTGCGAACACGCGCTCGTCCTCAGCGGCCTGGATCTGCGCACGCGCAAGGTCCTGGGCACGCTCGATGAGGTCGAAGCGACGCTCCTTGATTTGGGTGAGTGGGATTTCCGGGTTGCTCGCGATCTCGAACAACGGGAAAATCACACGACGCGGCTTGGTGACCGCGACGATGTTCTGACCTTCCTCGCCCACGATGAACGCGGTGACATCGGGATCCTTGTCATAGATCGGCAAGGCCCCATCCGGCAGCTGTTCGACCAGGAAGGTCTTGCGGCCGACGGACGTATAGTCACGACGCAGGCGAAGGGGTTGAGTGAGTGAAGCTGCGAGTTTCGCACGACCAGCGGGGGTCCGGATGTACTCGGAGATCAGCTTCTGCTTGATGGCATTGGAAATACCTTCTGGCATCTTCTTCTCTCCTTTCCTAGATTCGCTGATCGTAGAGGATCTCGAATTGCTCAGCATCTGGCGGCATCTTGAGGACACCGATCAGAGTTGAGGCCGCGAGACCGTTTGCAACTTCCGACGTGATCGTCGCGAGGTCGAGGCTGGTGGCTACACCCGTCTGCGTGGTGATACGCATCTGGAGGTAGCCGTTCCTCGAAGCGACGAGCTCTTGGCCGGCGCTATAGATCAAGTCATCGCCCTGGGCGATTGCACCTGCTCCTGCCAGTGCCTCCGTCTCGAAGAGGGCATTGGAGTATGTCCCCTGACCCGAAACGTAGGTGTTTTTGCCGGAGGCGGGACCGGGTTGATTTTCGAATGCGTTCCCGACTGCGGTGTTGACGAAGCACCCGACCGGACGAATCAGAATCTCATCGGGGGCACCGGGCTCAACCGGGCCACCGACGAAGTTTGATCCTTGATCGGGGCGTGTGAAACAGACCGACCCACTCAGGACACCGACAACTCCGGTGTTGGTCTGAGTGGAGATCGTGCCTGCTACTGTGACGATAGGTGGGTTGGTTTGGGTGAAACCATCCGCCGTCAGAACGCCGGTTGCGTTTCGGACTCCCACGTGCAAGAGACGAAGGGCCGCGGATGACTCAGTCCATCCACCACTCGCCTGTCCAAGCATCGGCATACTTGCTGTTGCTCCTTGTGTACGGGTGAGTGCTGATGGGGCCCGAGGCGGCTGGTTTCACCATGAAACCACTTTTCACATTACCGACCCGAACCTCGTCGATTCACATTAATTGGGCCCTTTATCGGGGCTTTACCGAGGTCGGAAGGGTCTATAGCGAAACTAAAAACCCTTCCGACCTGGAATCCGCGGAGTTACTTGCTGCTGGGCACCCCGAAGATTTGCGAAACATCGGGAGCGGACTCCCAAAGCTTCTGAAGTTCTGAGACCTCACTTGCCGCGGTCTTGGTCTGACCGGCGACATTGCCGAGCTTCTGTGCGCCGGTTGAGGCGGCCTTTTGTTGCGGCTTGAGCTTGGGCTCCTCCTCGGCCTTCTTCTTCTTGGATGCCGTGGGGGACTCCTCCTCACCTTCCTCCTTGGCCTCTTCCTCAGCCTCCTCCATCTCCGCGGGGCCTTCACCCTCTGCCGGTGCTGGAGGTGCTTCCTCTTGAGCGGTCTTGGGGAGCTCGAGATCAGCGTAGAGCTGTGCAAGCTCGTCGTCGGCTGACGCTTCCTTGGTCTCCTCGGACATCAAGCCCAGGGGATCCACACCAGCGGTGATCTCGATGTCGTTCTCTGCGACACCGGTATCCTCTGCCGTTTTGCTCTTGCCATGAGGTGTGGGATCAGCCTCGACCTCAGACCCGTCACTCTGCGAAACCCGCGGAGTGGGTGGGTACTCATCGGGGTTGACGTTGCCACCCTCACCTGACTGGACACTCGGTCCCTTGGCGAGCGGCTCGGTTGCATCCTGAACGGCTGAAGCATCCTTGTTCTCGGCTGCTTTCTTTCCGCCCTCCTTCTCCTCTTCCTCCTTCTCCTCCTCCTCCTCCTGAGCCGTCTTGGTCGAGGCAGTCGTTGCCATCTCCTCATCCATCTCTTCGAGCATGGCGCGGAGCATGGCCTCCTCCTCATCCTCCTCCTGTGCCTCCTTGGCCTCTACCTCAGTGACCTCGGTCTCTTCGAGAATGGGCTCTTCTTCACCGGAGCTCTTGCCGCTGTAGCCGTAGTCGGGGGCATTCTGATCGACGCCATCTCCATCGGTGTCTTCGGCCATGAGGTAAGCCATGAGCTCCTTATCTGTCATGCCTTCCTCATCCCCCTCGCCGCCGAAAAAATGGGTCATTGCCTCGACGAGCTTGCCCATACTGGCTTCGAGCTTGTCGAGACGTGCCGTGATCTCGAGGTTCGCCTTCTTGCCGGCCTCGATCTCGGTGATCTCCTCCTCTTCCTCCTCTTCCTCACCAGCGAGAACCTTGAGGGTGTTGGCTGTCGCACGGAGCTGCGCATCGTCGAGATCCATGAGCTCAAGAGCCTTGTCCTCGACAGCAGCCGCGTCGGCGCCCGGCATCATTGCCGCAGCAATCTTGACGCACAGGCTTGCGCGCATTTCCGCCATCTTCTTGAGTGACGGGGTTTCAGCCGCTTGCTTACCTCCACCACCACCGGCGTCGGAAGCCTTCTCCGGGGTCTGCGGGGTCTTCTGAAACTCCGAAGTTCCCGGATGCTCGAGGTCTTCGGTGGTCAGATTACCGGGCATTGCCGGGGGCGGCGTTTCGGGGCTCCGGGGCTTGTGGGGGTCTTCGGCCCACGCACTGGTATCACCGGACTTGTATTTGTCCTTGTCCGGATCCTCATGGTACGCGGGGTGATCTGGTCCCTCGGTGCGATCTACAGCCGGGGTCTGGGGCGGCGGGGAAGCCGTCTTGTCCACCTCGGCCTGCTTCCAGGTCTTACGTTGACGTGTCATTCTTGACGTTCTCCTTCGAGCCTCTTGGCGTCTCGGGGTTGTGGCTAGAACCGGGCCTTCTTTCGGAGTGAAAGGATCCGCCCAAGACGAACCAAGGTCTTGGCTTCTCCCACTGTTGGTTTACGGGTCAGCACTTCGGCACATTGCCCGAGGTACTCTTCGAGAGACTTATGCCCATCCGTAGACCCGACCCGGAGAGCAGTTCGATACATGTCTCTCGAAATCTTGATGCCATGGCTCTCGTTCAAACGAGCGAGACCATCCAGCAACTCCACGTCGGAACGTGCAATCCGGACGATCGCGTTCACGCCGTGGACAAAGTTGGCCTGACGATTGATGTTCTCATTGGACGAAGTCTCGAGCTCGGCAGGGCTTGACGCCGCTTCCTCGCTCACGTCCTCTTTCATCTTCTTCTTGAGCTTCTTCTTGATCTTGTCGAGGACGTACTTCTCAATCTCTTCCTCGAGCTCCTCCATAGGATCCTTCTCGGGCGGAGCACCCGGAGGAGCCATTGGATCGCCCGGAGGAGCCATTGGATCACCACCCGGAGGTGCTGCACCACCGGGAG